TTCAAATCGATTAGTCTACCATGGAATGTGCATCCTGAAAGAGATCAGGCATGGTTTAATAATGAGACTAAAAACATGTCTCGACGGCAGATTGCACAGGAATTAGAGTGCAATTTCAATTCTTCCGGCGAGAATGTCTTACAATCAGAAGATATGGAATGGATTCACGAGTGCATAAAAGATCCTGTCTATCGCACCGGATTTGACAGAAACTTCTGGATTTGGGAGAAATATCAAGAGGACTCAAAATATTTACTTGTCGCTGATGTTGCAAGAGGAGATGGTGCTGATTATTCTGTATTTCATGTTATTAATTTAAATACAATGGAAGTGGCGGCCGAGTACCAAGGTAAGCCATCACTTGATCATTATGCAGATATACTTTTCGATGCTGGTAGAGAATATGGCAACTGCCTGCTAGTTGTCGAGAATAATGGTATCGGTATCTCAGTTTTAGAAAAACTTATTAACAAAGAATATCCAAATTTATATTATTCTGTAAAAGGTTCGCACGAGTATGTGGAACAACATAAAGCAGAATATATGCCAAATTCTGTGCCGGGATTTACGAACTCTTCAAAAACAAGGCCACTTATTGTGGCAAAAATGGAAGAGTACATGAGAAACAGACTAATTACTGTTAGATCTTCTCGACTTTTTCACGAATTTAAAACTTTTGTCTGGCACAATGGGAGACCACAAGCAATGCGTTCCTACCACGATGATTTAGTTATGTCTTTGTCAATTGCTTGCTGGGTTAGAGATACTGCTCTCGAAATTGACAAAAGAGATGTAGAATATAAAAAAGCCATGATGAATGGCATGTATATGAATTCAACTAAAATGAATACTACCATAAAAGGTCAGGACGGATACTCACAATCGTTTGAAGAAAAGTATAGAGAAGAAATTAAGAATGCAAAAGATTTCGTTTGGATCTTTAGAGGATAGAAAATGGCTTCAAGAAATAAAATTAGAAGAAAAGGTAAAAATCCCAATAATCAAGAAAGCGAATTATTTAAATCACTAACTCGCCTATTTTCGGGACCGATCACCACAAGAAGAACACAAACTGGTAGAAGGCTTCGTCGTAGACATCTCGATGTGTATGCTTCAAAATTTCGCTCTGCATCTGGTAAGCAATTTAAAAAATCTGAAAGCTATACCCCAATGTCTCAACTTAATTCTGCTATGTTTGCAAATCGCAATCGAGCGGAGAGATATGTTGATTTTGATGAAATGGAGTATACACCCGAAATTGCTTCCTCATTAGACATCTATGCAGATGAAATGACAACTCACTCAGCACTTCAGCCAATGCTTAACATTAAGTGCTCTAACGAAGAAATCTCATACCTTCTTCAAAACTTATATCACAAGATTCTAAATATTGATTATAATTTGTTTGGCTGGTGTCGAACCATGTGTAAGTACGGAGATCTTTTTCTTTATTTAGATATTGACGATAAGTCCGGAATTCAAAACTGTATTGGACTCCCTCCACAAGAGATCGAAAGACTTGAGGGTGAAGATGAAACAAATCCAAATTATGTTCAGTTTCAATGGAACTCTGCTGGAAT